ATAGACAAGTCATCTCTGTAGCCACTGGCTTGCTTATTCCGTGCTTCTCGAGCAGGGCCGTCATAGCGTCGCCAAGTTTAAGCGCCATCTCATATTCATCAGCATCAACGGCTTCTTCATCTTCCTTAAGATTGTCTTGAAAAAACTTCACTACCTCACGTCCCTCTTTAGTCCTGCGATCCACGTCTGGGAGTGGTTTATATTTCTGAAAAAGTTCATTCTGTAAAACGCACGCGTGTGTTAATTTGCCGATGCGTAGTGCTTTAGTTTCTGGACTAGGATTATTTAAAAATAATTGATAGTGAGCCGGGCTTTTAGATAGCAGAATTTTGCTACCTGAGTAATTTAAACATTGGAGAGCGTCGTATTGTACGCGTTTGATGTCGAGGATAGGCATAGGGTTTTTTGTTAGTTAGTTGTTAGTAGTTTGTGAATTAAAGTTCGTGGTCATCATAAGGCTCTTCAACGGTATGGCTGACTTCCCGAGCGTGTTCAAGTGCTAATTCCGCGTAGTGTTCCAAGCGTTCTAAATTGTTCCGGCTAACGCGTAGGGCTAGGACGATGGAGTGAATGCGGTCGTGCAATGGCTTGACGTCAGCAATCTCTTCCAAGCGTTCAGGTTCAATGCGGTTGGCTTCGATGAGAGCTGCGAGGATAGCGTTCTCAAGGTTAGCATGGTCGTTGCGAGTGGTCTGCGTGTTATGGTTCAGTTCGCAGTCAGCCAGGTTGTCTCGGATTAAGCGGAGTAGGCGCTCAATGTTTTCGTGTGTTGAGTTGCTCATGGTATGTTAAAAGTCGGCTTCGATGAGTTTCTTCTTACCTCGGACATAGACCTTATACTCTGATCGTGCGAGGGTTGGAAGGTTGACCCGCTTCCATTCTTTCAGGGCTTTGCTAAACTCGGCTTTGGAGTCGGTGCTAAATTCTGCGAAGGCCTCGCCATCGAGCCAGAGGATAAGCTGATAGTCTTCCTTGCAGAAGTTAACCAGGTTAATGACGGCCTTAGGCGTGTCTTTCATTGTTCTTCAATTATGTATGTTCCGCTAATTGCGATAAACTTTTCTTGTTCATTCATAAACCAAACCCCATCACCATTAGATTCAATAACGCTTGTTATATTCCAAGTTTTTATCACTTCACCATTAGTACTATAAAGAATAACAGTTCTGTTTAGGCCAGTTGTGTTTGACGTATATTTTTTAGCAGTAGAACGGAAACCGTTGCATTTTGTTAAACCAAAAATCCCACAAACAATTAATAAAACAAAAATTAAAAAACCCCAATTTTCTTTTAAGAAGTCTTTCATTGTGTTTCAATTTTAGGATTAAGTTCGCGCCACTCCCAGATTGCCTTCTTCATTTCAGTCGTAGTGCCGTTAAGCATTAGGAAGGCAAGGCGATCACCGGCAATCTCAAGTGCTTTGATTCGGGCTTCGGCAGTCAAGAGTTTATTGTGGTTAGTGATACCAGCTACGAGTTCGTCTAAAGTTACCATCGGTACTTCTTTCATAAATTCTTTATCGGACATTGTTTGTACCAGGGATTGAGGATTGTTTATAGGTTAATGGTGCTACCGCAGCTTGAGGCATCGGAGTATTGCTTGCACGATTGCCGTCATCATCAAGGTCAACTGATATACCGCAGGCCGTCTGTATGCTTTGTCTGCGTATGTATGTTAAAGCACCACCGACCTGTTGAGCCGTTAAGTTCTCGGCCTTGACCATCAATTTACCAAAGGCAAACGACGTACCTGATGAGTGAAGGAAAGAAGTCTCGATACCTACCTTGCCTTCGTCGCTAACGAGGGTTTGGATCAGCGCGAGGTTGTGCTTGTGCAGGACAGGCTTGCAGGCTTCAAGCAGTGCGTCGAGCGATACATAGCGTGCCTTAAAAGCTGGGTTGATTTTGTTTGCCTTAACATTCTCAAACTCAGCGAGAGCGTTGATTAAGTCGGCAGTGGGTGTTGTTGGTTCTTTAGGCATAGGTTTGTTTGTGGTGGAAATTATTTAATCAGCTTCTGAATCTCTTCAGCAGAGTATTGTCCAATCTCGCCTTTGATGCGGAGGTTGTAATAAGTTTTTCCGTTCTTGATCGTGGGCTTTAATAGCCGGGCCACTTCGCCATCCATAAGTACGATATATTGTGATTCAGGAATCTGTTTTACAAAGTCCATTCCGTTTTTAGATTTATTCATGATAGTTTGTTTTTAAGTGCGTAATGTAATAGCAAATAGGCATCTGCGGTAGCAAGTGTAATTCGTGGTTGGTCTTTAAATATTCTGATTGCTTCGTCCTTCAACGCGTTCTTGTGTTGCGTGGTTGTCTTCGTGCCTTTCGTGCCGATGTCGAGGAACGACTGCCAGGCTTGCGGAGTGATGTGATGCGTTTTGTAGTCCGAGAATTTCCCCACAATCCAGCCATAGGAATAACCAAGTTTGAATGCAGAAGATGAAGGAATAAACCTTCCGACATAGGGTGGTACTTTCTCAACAACAACAACTGTTTTTTTGTTAAGGGTAATTCGTTCAAGTTCATTATTTTTACCGCTGATAATAGTAGCCCCTCCTTTATATACCCAGCCACCGTTTGCTCCTGGGTCGATTGCAAGGAAGTAAGTCTCGGGGTCTTGGTACACTTAGCCATAGTCGTAGTGTGTAAAGGTTTTGCAAATGGGTTTATTTAGGATAATTTGATACTTTATAATTTAACTTACTTATAAGCTCTTTTTTACGTTTTTTTGAAGCATTGAAATAGATATATCTATGTTTCATGCTACTAAAGTATTCTTCAATCATATTTTCCCCGTATTTTTCAATGATAGCTTGTTTAGTCATTCTTTCGCGTCTCCGGTATATTGTGCCACCGGTATTATTTGATTCAATTTTAGGTCTGTAGTATTTCATCTTAGGGCTGATCCCTGTGTAAATCCAGTTAGTTGCTTGATAAATAAAACCTTTATGACCTTGTTCAGAATCTGCAAAAGACACTATAATTTCAAATGGGCATTGTTTGATGGCTTTTGCTACAAAGAAACTTTCGGTATTTTTAGGCATACAATCGTCGACCCATAATCTGTTAAACTCTATAACGTCTTACCAAATACGATTACCCCAACGATAGTTTCCTTATTAAATAAGTCTGTATTATTGTCTTCGCTAATGAATAAACCAAAAGCCAATGAACATGAGCATTTTCTTTTTAAGTAATGTTTTTCAACGACCAAATCCATAGCCGTTTTATAATCTATTTTTTTAACTTTTAAATCCTTTATATTCATTTGCGGGTCAAGTTTCCTACGCGTTCAGCGTAATCAGATTTAGCGCGACGATGGTCGAACCCAATACGGCTCGCAGCTGTAAAGCCCATGTTCCAACACAGGGCTAATTGCTCGGGAGTAGGGTCAGTGATACCCTTAGACGCTAGACGGCCTCTGAGCGAACGCAAAAGGGCTAGGGCCACGGTGTCCTGATTAGTCGCATACTTCCAATCATCGTAAGAAATTGCCTTCTTTCCTTCGCGTAAGAGTTGAGTGCAACCGTCTATCCACGCTGATCGGTGGAGTTGGTAAGCCCCGCGTGCCTTGCCGTTATCTCCAATGGCGTTGTAATCTTCGCCTGTCTCGACCTGAGCAATAGCGGAAGCGATAGCCACATCGTCAAAGGCGTGGGCGTAGTTAGCGATGAGGGTGAATGCGATGAGTGACATAAATTTCATAGTCGTATTATTTGATGTCTCCGGTAGGAATCGTGCGCTGACACTTAATCGCAAAGCCGTCCGGGTATTTGTATTCGTAGGATAACGCGATACGACCACCAAAGTCACTGACCATAAAGAACGAGTCGGTGATACCGTCCCTGGCTAATTCTTTCTTAGCAGTCTCGAGGTGCTTCTCGGCTAGTTTCTTAGCGTTCTTAAAGTGGATAATGTCTCCACGCAGAATAGCGTCGTTGAGATAACCTAGCTCGTAAATGAGCCAAGTGATAGTTTTGTGATCGGTGAATTTCATACGTGCTGAGTTTTGGTGGTGTTGTGATAGGTTGTACATAGGATTAATTGTTGGAGTAAAAGGCGATTTTCTTTTCAAGCATTTCTATTTCGCGCTCGAGATGATAGAATACAATTTCTTTTAATGTGATACGATTGCTGGTGTGCATTTCGTAAACACAATTAAGATTATTTAGCGTAACTTTCATTTCGCTAACATTGGTGGTGATGCGTGATGGGATTTGTGTCATATAGGTTATTGGGTACTCCATCAGTCAAAACCTTTGACTGCCTTCCGTCAACCCCTAAATGCAAAACTTTTGACTAACCCGCCTTTGTAACCAAAACGACCCCTTAGTTAGCAAATCGCTAGCCTTTGTAACCCGCCTAGACTATCCTACTGCGACCCCCAATAGACCTATCCCAGATGCCCTAGGAAGCCTTTTGACGGCGAACCCGTACAAAGACCGCAATCCCGACCCCTACCACCCCAATCGTTAGGGCTAACCCGAAGTCTTTAGCCATTTGTAGCCCCTGTGTAGCCACACTTAAGTTACCCTCTAGATTCTTGTCATCGCTCAGGACACCAGCGTCCGTGATAAGCATAGCCATTGCGTGCGAGTCCTGAAACGAGTCGAGAACATACTGGCAAATCCAAGCCGTCGATGCCGAGGCAACAAGCGAACAGGCGAGAATAGCAATCAAAGCCCAGGTTAAGTTCTGGTGTTGGTGATCCGTGGGAATTGTACCCGCGTATTTACTTCTTCGGTTTTTTGCCACGAGGTTTTAATTTAACGTTGTTAATTTCCTTCTGTCCTCTGGCTTTAACATACTTGATGAGGTAGTCAGTAATCTCAGGCGCACAATACCCGCAACCGCCAATGACGCAGAGTCGCAGTGATTCAGAAGAGATGTGGTCTTTAACACCATAGCCGACCAAGACTGCCGTGATGCTCGCAGCTGTAAGTCGACGAAGTACCCAGCCGATTGTCACCGGCTCTTCGCTCATCAGCAATCGTGCCGTCATCGCAAGGCCTCCCAAGATTGACGCGATCAGTCCGTCCTTCACAAGTCCATTAATGTCTTCTGGTGGCTTCACGAGATTTTAGGTGGTTGAGAATTTTTATCGAGCAGTACGCGTCGATAGTTTTGTTTCCATAGCACCTCGCAAAGATACTTACCAATGGCATCAATGCGGGCTTCGGAAAGGTCTGGGTGAATGAGATGGCTCGCTTCGTGGCATAATACTTCGAGCTGACGTTTCGCACCTAGTCGTGGGTCAATCTCGATTAGCGGTGAACGCTCGTCGTGGGTTGCCTGTCCCCACGCTTTCTCTTTACCGAGTTTCCGATAAATGACTTTAGGGCTTCGGCTCTTCTTCGGCATTTTCTATTTTGCGAACCTTCCACCATAGGTGATAGACTGCGATCAGGAGTGAGAGGAGCAACGCCCCCGAAATGATAATTGAAAAGTAAGGAGACTGCACGATATAGGGAACACTGCCTGACAATGCACCACAAACCATTAACTTGATTCCAGCGTCGCGCGCGAAGAAGGCGAATGATACTGCCCCGACTGCGAAGAGTGCTAGGCCGACGTAGGTGAACGATGACGTGCCGTTAGATTTACCAATGGCTAGAGCCTCGTCGGTAGCGTCGCTTAAATCGTATTCGTCGAAGTCTTCAATGACTGATGAGACTATGCCTTTGCCTGTTTCCTTAACGACGGACGCACACCCTATCAATCCAACCAGGAGTAGAATGTAGAGTGCAATCAACCGCATAAGTTATCGGCCTTTAAGAGCGTCGAGGAGTTTCTTGCCGGAGTCTTCTTTGGCTTGGAGTTTCTCTTTGTTATTACGAAAGAATAAAGCACCAGCGATGAAGCCGAGAATTAGAGCTGTGAGGAATGTGATGATGTAATACATTGTTTTACTTTAGATTAGTTATTAAATGAGTTCGACTTTTACCAGAGGGCCGAGATCCGTGGGAGTTTGAGCGGTGTCAAAGGTCACGGTGATTTCGGAGTCTGTTAAAGTGACGGCTTCGCCATTGAAGGCAGGGAAGATTACAGGCACGACTTCGGGCGGGCAGATTGAGGTGTCGAGTTTGCCGAGTAAGTATGTGATTCGGTAGGTAAACATAGTTTAGGTATTTACTTGGACAAAGAAGTCAGAGCCACAGACAGCCATTGCACTGCCTGAAATTGTTGAAGTGTTTTGAGTTTCAAATGTTAAATTATAATAGTTAGCACCTTGTGAAGTAGTCGGGGCAGATGATGAAGTAGCGACTGACGAACCATTAACATAAAGAGTTGCGTTGCCTGATCCATCGGAGGTTACGACTACGTCATATGCCTGACTGTTAACTGGAGTGAATGTCGAAGTCTTTGTATCAAGACCTGTTCCATTGTGACAAAGGAATTGCATAGCACTTGTGCCTGCTACCTTAATCATCAAACCACGAATAGATAAATCGCTTGCGTCAGTTGATGAAGTCTTACCAAGTGAATAGCGGAATACTGAATTAGCATCAGGGGTTGTCACGTTCCGACTAAAACGTCCGCCAAAAGTTACGCGTTTAGAAAAATCAATTCCAGCAGTATAAGCACCGCCTCGGACATTATTAACAATACTTGCAGAGTTAATTCCGTAGCCAGTCGCAGAAGTTGGAGCGTTAGAATAACGAGCATTAGCACCTTGAACGAAAGCACCACCACCTGTTCCTGATGTCGCAGCCGTCCAAGCAAAAGTATTTGCATATTTACCACCAGCAAAGAATTTACCGTCTAAGAAAGTTGCAGGACTAACCACAGTAGTCGTCGAAGTTCCGGCCTGTGCTTGAGCCGTGGTTGCGTATGCCGATGTGCCGATGAAATTAGCCGATGCCGATGCCGTGGATAAGTAAGCCGACATTCCGCTTTGAGTTTGGTAAGTACTCGCAGCTGCACTGGTTGAAAGATAAGCCGACATTCCTGCCTGAGTCTGATAAGTCGATGCCGCAGCTGAAGTCGACAAGTACGCGCTCATTCCTGCCTGAGTCTGATAGGTGCTTGAGGCACTGCTGATCGTGAGATAATTTGCTACTGCCGATGCCGTGGACAAGTAAGCCGACATTCCGCTAATCGTCTGATAATTTGCTACTGCCGATGCCGTGCTTAAATACGCGGACGCTGGTTCGCTCGACATTGTGCCGAGAGGGCCGTAGGTTTGCAATGCACCTGTGCCGTCAATAAATTGCGAGGTTGTGCCACCAGAGGGTGGGAAAGCTGTTGATTGAGTTGTGGAGTCTGGAAAAGTTAAACCACCAGTACTTAAATATGTTCCTGTGTTTGTATCATTTTCATAAACACTTATTCCATTTCCTATCTCGAAAAGTATTCCTACTTCAGGTGATCCTATATCATATAATAAAACATTACCTGTCACCGTCCCACCTGTAAGCGGAAGATAAGTCGATGCAGCTGCCGAAGTAGAAAGTTTAGCATTCAACGCATTATATAAATCGGTCTGATTACTCAGCGTCCCAGTAATACTACCCCAAGTGCCACCGCCAGGAGTAGTCCACTGAGTGTTATAGTTCGTCGAGTTAATCTTACTTAACACTTGCCCCGTAGTTCCACCGACAGGAACACCAACACCATTAGTTCCGTTAGTTCCGTTCGTTCCAGCAGGCCCCTGACTTCCCGTAGCACCCGTAGGCCCAGGAACACCCAAAGCCATAGTCAAAACACTAGGCGAAGTCGCAACAGTACTAACCGATAATGTCGAACCTGTCTCGGCCACCGAAACGACCAGAGACCCGAACGGTGAAGGAGAAATAGTAAGACTCATTAGGTGGTTACTTGGTCGATGATGTTTAAGCGCATAGTCTCCGAATAGAAGACTGCACCAGCGTTGATAAATTTAATGTCCCAGCGAGCTGTACCTAAAGCCCACGATCCCGAGTCACCAGTGTAGCGTACGACGAAAGACAAACCATTGCCTGCCTTAGTAATCGTGCAAGGATACTCAGTGCCGTCGGTTGTAATAATCGTTGAGGTAATCGTCACATTCGTAATTGTCGCAGGGCCACCAGCGTCGGGAGTGTAGGTGACTATGCAGGCAAACGAAGTACCGCGTTTGAAAGTTACTGAGGTGGTCGACATATTAGTTAATGATTACGGATGAGAGAAGCGTGCAAGGAATTTGCAACACAGTCTGAGGTGCAGAAGATTCGGTGATTTGCACGGCGAGGTAAGTCTCTACCAATTCGTTGCCGTCGAGAAGTACCAGCGTGCCAGGAGTATTGATAGCCAGCGTGCCTTTATAGCCGGTTGCATTTACAAGTCCACCAGCTGCGACTGATAAAGTAGCGTCGGGTTCGTAGCGAATCGTAATCGTATAAGAGTAATCGCTAATCTTGTTAACGCTCACAGCTGGCTTATTATTAACTGAGCCTGTTAAACCGATGGCGTTATAAATGTCTAAAGCGGATGCCCCGAAATTGATAGGCGATGAAATGAAACTGTAGTCGTTATTGTCAGCGTCGTATGTTAAAGTGAATGTGCCGTCTACGATACGCTCGTCGATTGCTAGGGCGTAGGTCACTGATCCGTCGAGTCCGCTAGTAGCCCAAGCTGCAAGAGTGCTGATAGTCGCAGTGCCTGTGCCGACGCTCGTCCACGATGTCGCGTTAACTACGGACGATTGGCGAAGGTGGAAGATTACAATCTCAGGGCTAGAACCTGTACCGTCCTGAACGACTGAAATCATTGCCGTTGATAAAGGGAATAAAGCACCAGTGTTAGCGGTGAATGCGGTGCGGTCTCCAGTGCTATTAAACTCGATGGTATAGTTATCGCCCACTTTCGTTACGACCACGCCACCAGCCGAGGTGATACTTGCGAGGGCATTGAGCGCAGTTTGCATTGCAGCTGCCGTGATGTTATAAGCTAAGGCCGAAGTCGTGTTGCCCCCGTAAGTCATCGTGAAAGTTCCGGCAGTAGGCACGTCATCGATAGGGCCAATAGATACTTTAATGGATGGGCTAGCAGGCCAAGTGATTAGTTGGTTTGTTCCGTTGACCGTACGACGCAGATATAACTCGATGGTCTTAGTGTCTCCGTAGAAGAAATATGGATCAGTGATGACGGTATTATCGTTAAGACCATAATAAGCAGTGTTATTTGTCGGGTCTATGAAGAATTTGAGGGTCGGTAATGCCATTGCTTCGAGTCTTTAATTATGCCAAAGTGTCAATTAGTCGACGTTCAGGTCTGGAGTTACGGTATCCAATTCAAAGCGTTCTATTAAAACATTAGGGTTGTCGAATTTTCTATATACGCGAAACGCACCATTATAAGTGCGACCTAAAAATGTATGAGGTACAAAAATCATCCACATTGTTTTAGTTATATTTACCGTATCACCAGATGTGTTTGTGTATGTAAATGTGCGAGTTGGTAGGGGTGACGGCTCGGTGTATTCTGGAATCATCCACCAGTTATCAGTAGTCAGTGTATAACTAAAAGATTCTGAATGATATAATGCACCTAGTGGTTCTAAATTGCCGGTAAATATTCTAGTGTAAGGATAATCTTTTAAATCCTCAAATATACCGCCTACTAAATTTGCTATGTTTGAAGACGGATGCGATGCCCCATCGGTAATTACTAATTTAAATAGATTTGCTGGTATGCTTAACGCAGCTCCGATATCAACGCTTAAACCTTCTGAACCTGGATAATATGCTTTGGGTAATGGGTCTTTTTGCATACAAGCCCCAAAATTGATTCCAAATAAATTATAGAATAAACTGTGACATGGACGAAGCCCCCATTGTGTAGTCGGGCCACTTAATAAATTCTTTAACTGAAGTTGCCAATAATACTGTTCAACATATCCACCACCAAGACCTAATGACCATGTCCTGTTGCCGTCGACATCGACTTGGCTTTCTGGTGGCCCGACTGTTGAACCGTCCCAAGCGTAATTTAAATAATAGACTAACCCTTTACGAAGCACCGGCTCGCCAATAGTATAATAAGGCGATTTGCTAGCAGACCATTCCTCAACGGTTGGCGATAGTCCAGGCACATAAATAGCACCTACACCGCCATAGCCATAAGCACCGTTAGGAAGCGGTAACTGACCATTAGCATAAGTTACGCCCACCAGTGGTAAGTCGCAGTGCCACCAAACTTTTGACGGCCTACAGATACTGCTCCAATATAAGGGCTACGGTAGTTTGTAACTGAAATACTTAAACCAGTTCCAGCAGTTCCGGTCACAGTTACCGATGCTAAATTAAAATAACCATTAGAGCTAGTGTTGCTCGGAATGGTAGCCGAATAGTAAATGATTGGGTTATTCGGGAACGGCTGACCAGCCACGCGCGAAACTTCTAGTATAATATAACCAGAAGCGGATACAGAAATTGTAGGGCGTGGGATAGCGTCGATGTAAGTACCGCCCACTGTTGGGATCAGTTGGTTCACCGAGCCAGGGATAATATACACTTTACCAATTTCCGCTAGTTGAACCGTCAAAGGAATGTCAGGATAGAATTGCACTTGGCTATCAATCGATAACGACGCAGCTCCTCCGAAATTATTTACCGTATATCCGTCACCGGGCTGAATAGAGTTAGGCATATTAACCTGCAGGCTTATAGATTAAATTGTGCCAGCCACCTTGTGCAATTCTGAATGAAACATTGACCTTATACAGATTACCAAATTCTTCGTGCGATACGTTGGTTACCATACCAGGCTGAGTAAAATACCTTTTATCATCAGAAACAAAGCACCCGTTATAAATACTGAAGTCTGCGTCCTTAATCGATGAGAATGTTTTGCCTACTGATGCAATGTAGTAAGTTAAAAGTTCTTTATTGGATGTATAGAAACTGCCTTGAATTTGTATGTTGGCTCGTACATAACTTTTAATGCCTGTAAGTTTCCAATCATCAGCAGAAGAGTTTGAACCACTAGCAGCTTCAACAAACATTTGTTTGTAAACATCCCAACCCTTTGGCTGTAAAATATCCTTAAAGTCCTTATGCGATTTAATCGATTCAGTACTTAATCCTGTGTCTCCGCGTAATACCATTTTTGTCTGTGTGCCAGATTCAATACCGCAATACTCGGCAGTGATTGTGGCTAGTTTATTGCCGTTGATTGTGTACGAAGCACGGTGGCAATAGAGTCTTTTCTCTGATCCAGGGAATACATCCCCGCGTTTAGGGGTTCTAGCCTTCGCAGCTGAGGCGGTGCAAACGAATGTCGCACGTCCCGTGATCAGGCCGTAGCCGTCAAACTCTACGGAGTAATTGGGTTGGAGTTCTGGGTTTTTAGTATTGATGCTACCAGCACCAAGTCCTCGGAAGTTTCCTTTTGTTATTTCAGTGAATGCCATTGTTTTAAATTATGCGGTGGTTTCCATTGCTTCTCTTAAACCTTGTGGGAAAACCTGTGATTCTTGTGAGCCACGATTCAGCGCGTCTTTAATTTCGGTAAGGGTATCAAGTTGCTTTTCAGCTAGGACGATTTGCTTCTCAATGCCGGTGCTAACATCGCCACCACCAAACGAACCACCAATCTCGCGTAGGCTTGAGACGGTTAAGACTAAATCTTGTTTGGTTTCTTCTTTGCTTTTCTGCTTTGGAATAGCAGTTTCTGCAGTGAATCTTTTTACAAAACTAGCAATCTGATCATTTTGAAAAGCACCACTAGCACGACGCTTTTTATCTTCATCGTTAAATTTGTTTTCTTCGTCAATTCTTGCGCGTTGCTCTGCAGTAATTTTTGGGCCTTGTATGCTTGCTTCTAATGCTGCGTTAATTGTAGCACCCAACTCGCTAGCAGCTTTAAGATAATCTTCTCTGCTTGGGCCTACAGTTACAGTACCTTGCCCTGCCATAATTCGCTGAGTTTTGGCTTGAGTAAAAGCACGACCCTCAGGGGTATTTTTAAATGCTTCTATAGCTTGGTCTTCTTGAGCTTTTACATCTTCTACATTTTTAGCGTTCTCGGCTTTAACTTTAGCCATAGCCAAAAGCACCGATAAATTCTTGTCTAATTGTACGCCTAAACTTTCTTGAGCTTTCACTTCTTCGTAAGTACCTGAAGCACCTTTATCAAATGCTTGTTGTTGGGCTTGTTTATATTCTTCCCACTTCTGAGTCGCATAGCCAATGCCTGCCTGCAGTAATGCCATCGGGCCTACAACGCCTAGTGCTAACTTTGCAACATCACCACCGAATGCCTGAATCTTCTTTTGCACAGTCTCGACGGCTCTTGATGCCTGGTCTTGAGCGCTGATAGTAAATGATAAGTCGTCTGCCATAGTTATTTAGTGTCGGTTTTTTTAAGTTCTTCGTCCCTTAATTTTGCCAAATGGTCAATTAGTACCTCATCGTCCGTTGTCAGTAAATCGAGTTTAGCCCCTGCGTGGATACTGAATGCCGTCGATAGCCACATTGCGGAAGCCTCGGGCATATTTAAAGCCTCCTCATAACTGATGCCGTTACGCGTAAGATTAGCGATGACGCTTAATTCCCACGGTAGGTTTGATGACGATCCGCTAGAGTTCTTACTGTTGTCGTAGAATTTAGGCCACGAATCGTTAGTCACTGAGTAATCGACGAACGCCTTAAATGCAGCTAGTCGAGTATCCTTAAACAAAGTTAATTTAATAGCCGACCAATAGTCACTAAACTTTGCTCGGTCTAAACTTTCACCGGAACAAACCTTCAAAGCGATAATCAAATCTTCAATCTTAATCTCTTTATCAGGCTCGAGGAAAGGGCTTTCAATCGCCTGCAACCAGAGCCGATACTTTAAACAAAACGGCTTGAGAGACTTGCCGAGGATGCGTGTCCGCTTAGGGACAATGCAAGATGCTAAAAAGCGTAGGTCAGCCATTAGCCAATCCTACGCCTTATTCACCAGAAGTGAAGAGTGTTATTTAATTAGAATGCTTCGTAGTCTACGGCAGTAATCGAGACGCGCATAAAACCGTTGTTAGTTCCGCGTTCTTCGATTTGCGTAATGTGACCAGCAAAGACAATAGTGTTACCCGTGAAGGATAAGTTATCGCCAACAGCACCAGTGTAAGCTGAAGGTACTAAGCCTTCGATTGAAAGATTCTGGCGTTTGTCCATCATACGAACACCGACCACTTGACCAGCTGCGTCTTGGGCTTCGTCAGTTTTGGCGAACGAAGTCGAAACAGTGTAGGACTGAACAGTCAAAGATGTTACAGTTCCTGCGACACCATAGATAAATGCAGTTCCTTTAGTTACGACAGTGTTAGGCATGGTAGTTTAATTATGCAGTAAAAGTCAAACTGCTGATAAAACAAGAGTTACGTTATAATTTACCGAAGTCATAAAGGCCCGATCACCTTGCCCTGTGTCGATTGAGGTCATCAAGGAGTCATAGGCCGTAGCGTCCCCGCCAGCAGTAAAGCCCGCTTTAACGCTCGTTACATTGTCCATCACCGACATTACAATCTGACAGACGTTCCGATGGTCAGCCAAAGCCGTTGCACCGTCGATGGAAGTGAAGACACCAATCTTAACCTGGGCTACATAGTTCCCTGATCCGCGTGGGATGTCATTCGGGAAGTTAAGGCTCTCGCATGATACGATAATCGAGGGAAGATTTAGAGTCCCATTAGATTGACCTTTGTAGATTGTCATGCCGGCTAACTCGCTAGCTTGCGATAAAGCGTAAGCACAGGCGTCTTCGGTAATGTTGAGTGGTGATTTTGTTCCCATTGTTATGATTTTTTGTTTTTAAATTTTTCGATAGCAGCGCGCTGGAAGTGTTGCATGCGTCTAGCCATTTTGCCAGTTCTAGCCTGTATTACTTTAAAGTAGGTATTAGCCATATCTGCAACTTTGAATATATTACCAATGTCATTTCTAATAATGATAGCGGAACGACCACCTGTTCCTTGTGTAATCTCAATGCCTACTTTTCCATGTCCGTTTGGATGACGTGAAATAAAAGACGGCAAATCTTTTAAGCCAAAGTTCTTTGGCATTCCGTTAATCCTTGCAGGGCCAATCTTACGAATAGCATCAAGCCAACCGGCTTTCATATAACCGACTCGTTGCTGGCGAAGTTTAATGTATGCTTTTAATTGAGCTGCATTGGCTAGAGCTGGAATACTTTTACCACCACCATTTTTACGAATGCGTCCACGATACTTCTGGCGTTGGGAATCGTGCTCTTGTTTTATTTGTGCCTGTGTGCGATAAATAGTTAACTTGGTATTATGCGACAGTAACTGCTTTGCTTTATTATATGCTCTCCCAAAATTATTATCGTCGTAAATCTTTTGAATAATACCAGGCTTCTTTGGTCTTAGTCCCGCTTTCCAATCTGCGAATTTACGACTACTTCCGCTAGGACCAACCGCAGCTGATAGGGCTTTATTTTCGTAAGACACAACGGACAATATATCTTTCTCGACTGCCATATTACCCCACTTCTCAGCAGTCTTAGTATCACCTTTACCGCCACCAGAACCATCCATAGGCGGAGTGTAGACCATAGCCTCGCGCGCAGTCAGGCAAGATTCCTCTTTTAAAACATCCTCAACAATCTGACGCGTTTCTTTTTTGAAGTCACCAAATTTTCTTTGCAATCCTTCCAATAGGTTGCGGTTGATAATTACATTTAAACCTTTAGGGTCGAATTGCATTATCG